CAGACGATTGCCAATGAATATTCGTTTAACAGGGTGCAGGTGTTGAACGCATCAACTGAATTCGACAGCACGCCGACAGCCGCACAGCTTAATCAGTATGCGGCGGACTGGCTCGCCTCAAACGGCAACATTCCATCCGTTTCGGTTGACGTGAAGTTCGTTCCGCTCTGGCAGACAGAAGAATATAAAGATTTCTACGGACTTGAACACGTTTCTCTGTGCGACACGGTTGAAGTGATCTATCCACCTCTGAATCTGGACGTGACGGCTAAGGTGGTTAAAACCGTCTATGACGTACTGGCGGACAGATATGACGAGGTTGTGGTTTCCTCAATTAAGGCAACGCTTGCGGACACGATCTACGATCTGATGAGGGACGGCGATGTTTAAGACTCCGCAGGCTTTCTACGATGCCGTCATCGGTAAATCGATCAATACGGACAACGCATACGGGGCGCAGTGTTGGGACTTGTTCGACTTCTACTGTGCAGAGCAGGACGTGACATGCTCCAGATACTGCGCACTCACAGGCTATGCCGGAGACTTGTATAAACTCCGCTATCAGTATGGCTACGACAAATTTTTTGAATTCTTCTATCCAAAGAACGCAAAAAGAGGCGACTGGTACTTCTCCGACCATCATGTGGCAATGGTCTGGGATGTGTACTCAGACGGCTCTGTTCTTCTTTTGGGGCAGAATCAGGGCGGCAAGAAGTGGGTCACGTTAAAGACCTATAAGCTCTCTGATGCTCTTGGAATGATGAGATGGAAAGGATGGATCACTATGAACGGATGGGTGTCCAGTAATGGAAAATGGTACTTCTATCGTGACGGTGACAAGCTGACCGGGTGGCACAAATTAACTTGGTCACAAGGTGAAGACTGGTTTTTCTTTGATCCTGATGGTGTGATGGTCACCGGGTGGCGGAAGATCACTTATAAAGGAACGAAACAGTGGTTCTATTTCGATTCATCCGGCGCAATGGTAACAGGCTTCACGGAGATCGACGGCAAATGGTACTTTCTGAACGATGACGGCACACTCTTCTCAGGCGAGAAAGTGCTGACGCTGTCATTTGATGCATCTGGAGCAATGGAGGGCGAAGCATGAGTTTCCCGGATTTCATGAAGCATAAAGAAGCGACCCAGAAGATCATCGATAAGCACGCTTATGATTTCACCTATAACACAGCTAAGGAATACCTATCTAAGGTTGGTGGGGTAAAGGCGTATATCCGATCCTTAGGCGGCGTGTTTGCCAAATATGTCGACTTCAAAGGGAAGATCACAAGCTATGACCAGCTGAACGAGATCGGTGACTATGTCACGGGTTTATATGATGTCTGGGGGGTCGATTACTCGAACGGATGTTCCTACACTTTCGAGGAGAACCGTTACAAGGCTTATGACGGCGCAAAGTCAGCATTCTATCCGGCACACGAACCAAAGGCACGCTTTAACATGAATTACGCCACGAAAGGCTTTGGGAACGGCGATTGGCTTCCGACGGTTGAGGAACAGCTTGAGAAAGGATACGCAGTAACCAACTGCTCTCAGGGTGTGGTGCAGATTCTCAAGAAAGCGGGACTTGTTCCGGGATCGTTTCCAGACCCGGCATATAATCCTGCTTTCTATAAGTCACATGGATACGGCTATAAACTTATTAAATCTATGAAAGAATTGAGACCCGGAGATGTCCTGCTGCTTGCTCACGGATCTATCCCAAACAGATCCAAACTCACGGAGCTGAGCAATTGGGAACCGTGGCTGTTCCACACCACGATAGTCGGGGAAGTCGGCAAGGACTACATTATCACCTACGACACCGGGCACGCTTACACCTACTACGGCGAGCCGAGGAATAAGAGACATTTCAACCAGTCGCCATATGAATGGTGTGATGATTGGATCGGTATGAGGTTGGACGTGTGTGCCGCACTCGCCGGGCAGTGGGTCGAGAAAGACGGAAAATGGTCATACATCAGGAACGGCGAAAAGCTGAAGGGTTGGCAGAAATTAGCCTGGTCTCATGGGATGGACTGGTTCTACTTCGACATGAACGGAATCATGGTCACCGGATGGCTTGAAGATAAAGGAAAGTGGTACTTTCTGGCTTCTTCCGGCGCAATGGTTACCGGGTGGAAGAAGATCAGATATTCCAATGGCAGAGCATGGTTCTATTTTGAATCCAACGGCGCAATGATATGCAATGCATTGCGTCAGCTTAAATACGGCGGCGAATGGAACTATTACTTATTCGATAAAGACGGCGCAATGGTCACCGGGAAGCATAAAGTGGTCTGCACATTCAGCGAGAGCGGACTGCAAGGAGGACATTTATGACAAAGGAATATTGGGAAAAATGGTGGGCGGCGGCTCTGGTGAGGTCGTTGAAAACTGTCTGCCAAACGGCGGTGGCTACGATTGGCTCGGCGCAAATGATTTCCTCGGTGGATTGGAGGCTTGTTGTTTCGGCTTCGATCCTCGCAGGCATCCTTTCTCTGTTGACATCACTGGGAGGACTGCCGGAAGTGGAGGTCGATCATGACAGCGAATGACACGATTAGCATCGCCCTCTTGCTGTCTGTTGCCTCTCTGGTCTGCACTCTGATCAGCACTTACGGAGGGCAGAGCAAGAGAAAGAAGGAAGAGATGGAGGCAGAGATCTCACGCAGAGCCGATCTCAAAGAGGAATTTGTCAAAGTCAATTTCAAGTTGGACGAATTCTGCCGGAGACTGGACGAGGCAATGAAGCGGTTCGACAAGACGGATCAGAGACTTGAAGACCATGAGCGGAGGATCTCCGATCTTGAAAAGGAGTTAAGCCATGAACGTAACTGAAGTAGTGTTCAGCGGATTTTATAAGACACAGATCTGCGGTCTGTACCAGTATGACTATGGGCAGGTGCTGAAGTTTACCGACATCACACTGCCGTCAACTTACGAAGTACACTTCGCTCAGAGCGGAGCAAGCACCACAGTGACGGTTCTGGGCGATGAGAATGGTGTGCAGATTCCAGACCAGTATTTGCTGGCAGATCTTGACATCAAAGCATATATCTATCTCCACGAAGAAGAGACGGACGGCGAGACGGTCTATCAGGTGCTTATTCCGGTCATTGCAAGACCAGAGCCGACAGACGTTGAACCAACACCAGTCGAACAGGACATCATCACGCAGACCATAGCCGCTCTTAATTCAGCAGTAGACACAGCCGAGGGCTACGCAGCAGACGCAAGTCAGAGCGCATCCGACTCAGCTGCTTCAGCCATCAGCGCACAGGCATGGGCAGAGGCGGCACAGGAATCAGCAGAGTCCATTGACATGTCGAACTATGCCACAAAGGCGGCACTCCAGAGCGAAGAAAGCGCCAGATCCTTGGCTGACACAAGCCTCAGCAATGATATCGACGCAGAAACGCAGAGAGCGACGCAGGCAGAGGCTTCGATCAGATTGGCAATACCGTCCAAGACTTCACAGCTTCAGAACGACAGCGGATACATCACCAATGCCCCAGTCGCATCGGTAAATGGCAAAACAGGAGCGGTCACGCTCTCGGCTTCAGACGTGGGAGCATTGCCTTCCTCAACCGTAATTCCGAACAAGACTTCTGATCTGACTAACGACAGCCACTTTATCACAGCATCAGAAGCACCTGTCCAGTCAGTCAACGGGCAGACAGGAGCAGTCACCATCCAGACAGCCACCACATCATCAGCCGGACTCATGTCATCCACAGATAAGAGCCGTCTTGACGATCTTTATGCAGATTATTCTTCAGCCTTAACGGCACTGGGGGTGTAAATGACACAGCCTTTAACAGACGCTATTAACGCACTTACGAGGTACGCAAACGAGACCACAGGGCAGTCTGATACCACATTGAGTGACGCTGTGCGGACACTGTGCGATGGATATGGACAAGGTGGTGGTGGAGATGACTGGCTAAAGAGAGACGGCAAAACTCATCTGCATATTGATATCCCAACGAATCCACTGCTTGATGTAATCCTTACAATTTGGCAAGAGAAAGCAAACAGCATCACCATAGACTGGGGCGACGGCTCACCTACTGAGATTCCATCATCAAGCGGTGTTAATTCACTTCCTCACACATACAGCGCAAAGGGTGAGTACGAAATCACGATCACACGAAACACAGGGACATTTGCTACATCGAGCGGAAGCTCGACAGGGCGGACGATTTTTTCACCTTATGCAAACCAATATCGAAATTCATCAAATTGTATTCTGTTGAAGGTCGAAATTGGTGACGGGTTCAACTTTGGTCGATACGGGTCATTCGTAGGGTGTTATAACCTCACTGATTTGGCAGTGACAGGGAGCGTTTTGCCAAACAGTGTAGGTCAGAGATTGCTTGGTGATACACTCGTGACCGAGTTTGACGCAACAGGATTGACAAACTATCAAAACTACTCGTTTGCAAGCACCAGACTCAGAACGCACGAAATGATTGACGGTGTTACTGCTTTGCCATACGGTGTTTTTCAAAATGCTTCGTCTCTTTCCAAAGTAACTCTGAAAGAAGGGTTGCTGACCATCGGAACGGCTTCGTTTCAAAACTGTTACATGCTCACGGAAGTGACGATTCCATCGACCGTCACTAAGATTGAAGGATCGGCATTCCAGAATTGTTACGGGCTCGGCGATATACATCTGCTACCAGCTACACCACCGACTTTAGCAAATTCAAACGCCTTTAGCGGATTGGCAACAGCATCAGCACCGACACCAAGATTCCTTGTGCCATACAGTGAAGATCACAGTATCCTCGAGGCGTACAAAACCGCATCAAACTGGTCTACATATGCACAATACATGGAAGAAGAAGGAGAATAAAACATGACTTATTTTGTAACAGAGTATGACAAGAAACCTGACGGCACGGTCAGCAATTCCAACACAGCCAGAGCAAGTCTGGCATCAGCACTCAATCTCTATTATCAGAGAGCAAGCATTTCCGTGATGACGGACGCATTCACACAGGTCGTACTTACTTTGCAGGATGAAGACGGCACTGTGCTGAAGAACGAATTGTTCCAGACGCAGTATGTACCGCCTGTGCCGGAGGAAGAAGAAGATGACAGTGAAGGAATTCATTGAGTGGCTCGAGGAAATAGGGGTTAGAGCGTAAGTTTGCGGACTGCGCTCAGAGGGGTGCGCTTTGCGGAGCGCATCTTTTTTTTGTGAAAACATATCAATATATATTGACAGTACACATATATAGGTATACAATGACAGTATCAAAGGAAAAGGAGAAAGAAGATGAAGAAGTTTACAAAGGCAGACGTTAAATTCGCAGACGGTACAGAAAGAAAGAAAGCACAGATTTATATGGGGACATGGTTCGGCTATCCTGCATTCTATGCCAAACACAGGAATAAGGATGTAGAGGTCACTTTGAAGAATGGTGAATATGTTCAGAAATGGGAGGATAAAGATGTCGACTGAAGCGGAGAAAAGAGCGTCACTCAAGTATGAGAAAGAGAACGTCAGGCAGATATCGGTAAAGCTCAATAAGAAGACTGATGCCGACATCCTTGAGGCACTGGATCAGATAAGGACGTCCGGCGGTAGCATACAGGGTTTTATAAAGAAAGCGATCAGAGCGAGCCTCTGATCCTTTTTTTGCGAGGTTATGAGAGGTTCTGCGAGGTTAAGCGTGATACCAAATTGATACCCAAATTTGAAAAAGTGAGAATTTCGGTGCATGGAATAACAAAAAAATGCTGAATAAATCAGCATTTCGCAAACTTATGCAAGATTTCAATTTTATCTGTTGTAATCTTCAACCACAGTAATTTACTGATGATTTTCGCCCTGTGATACCTCTATGATACCGTTTATTAGATTTACCATCTCATCATCCGCTTTCTCGAACAGATGTGCGTAGGTTCTGAGCGTCTGATTTATGGACGCATGCCCGAGATATTTGGACACAGCCACGATATTAGCACCTGAGCCGATCAGATTGGTTGCAAACGAGTGCCGGAGATCATGGATGCGCAGTTTAGGAAGCCCTGATTTCTCAATATACGCCACAAATCGGTCTTGTAGCGTGACGCATGGAATCGGGAAGATAAGATCATCGTCTTTTTCTGTTCGCTCTAAAATTGGCTCTAAAATGGCTCTCAGCGAGGGGGTGATCCGAAGCACTCTGTCGGATGTCTCGGTCTTGGTTCCTCGGACATGTACCCAGTCAGCACCAACATCCTTCTTTCTGATGCCAAGAGCCTCAGATTTACGGACTCCGGTGTAGTAAATGAATGCAAAGCACGCACGGTAATATTCGAGATCGACCACGCTAAGGAACTGGGCGAACTGCTCCGGCGACCATGTTACATATTTCCGCTGTGGCTGTTTGACCCTCTTCAACATCAGAGACGGGTTTGGTAGGTCGTAAGCGTCTGAGGCGAACTTGAACACCGATCTGATCACACTGATCATCAGATTCTTGGTCGACGGCTTCAAATCGTTGGCAATAAATTCAGAATACCAGACCGTCAGATCGCTCTTTTTAATGCGATTTAAAGGGGTGTGATAATACGGGAAGTATTTCATCGCCATGTTCGTCTGTGCCTGCTTTGTGCGCTCTTTCGGGGCATTAAACGCATAATACTGCTCCATGATTTCGGAGAACACAGCAGACTCGGGTGCCTGCTTGCCACGTTGAGCAGCCTCCCAGTCCAGAGCGTCTCTTTTGGTCGCAAATCCTCGTTTGAGTATCTGCTTGCGCTTGCCGTCTGCGGTCTGGGAGTACTTAACGTACCATGTGCCTCTGGCTTTGTCCTTATATGCAGGCATCAGAGATCACCGAGGATATCCGCCCATGACACGCCGAGCACCTCGCAGATCTGGAGGAATACCGACATGTCGATCGGATTCGATCCTGATTCGTATTTGCTGATAGTGGTGCGGTCGACACCGATCAGGTCAGCAAGTTCTTCCTGATTCATTTTTTTCCGTCTGCGAGCCTTCTGGATTGCTTTCCCAATCTCGTAATCATATTGCTTTTTGCTTTTCATAATCCTCCATCCTCTTCTTCAATATAATGTTAATGTGACGGTGAGTCAAAAAATATGCCATGAATTTGTTTAAAATGTGATTGACGGTCACATTTATATGATTTAAGATAGTTGACGAAGGAGGTGAATAGATGGCGGAGATCACAAGGAACTTCAAGCCGGACGAGATCAGAAGGATGTTAAACATCACTATCGATGACCTGGCTAAAGAGTTTGGCATCAGCCGGGTGACGCTGATGCGTAGAGAAGCCGGGGAGTCGGAATGGAAAGCCTCAGAGATTAAATGGCTTTCCGACCGGGCAGACATCCCGGTGGACAGGATCACTTTTTAATTACAGAAGAATGTGATTCACCGTCACATTTATGAAACTGTATTTGAACGTGACAGACATTGCCAACCATCTCGGCATCAGCTGGCGCAAAGCCAAACGAGTTTATGACGAATGCGACCGCATCGAAAGAGAAGAACTTGCGTCATTCAGAATTGAACCGAGAAAGGTGCGCATCACTACAGTGTGCCGGGTCGCTCATGTGAGCCTCTCGGACATCAAACGAATTAAAAAGGCTGACGGTGTGCGAGACCAATCAGCCAAACTGTGAGGTGATCTGAAAAGATCACTCCAATTCTAACAGAATGGAGGAAATTATGAAAAGAATGTTAGAAAAGTATCCACCGACCGACTATGCAAATCTGCAGACTTATTTCGCTATCGCTCTGATCCTGATGGGCATTGCTGAGATATGGAAGGTGATCGTATGAGAATCGTCATTAAGGAACCAAACGAGAAGCCCAGAAGCACATTCGTGCCCAGAGGCGGCGCACAGCTTCACATCTTGCAGAATCTTGTCGGCGGATACATCGAAGTGTATCCGATCCGGGATGATCTGCTTCTGATCATCGACGAAGAGGGCAAGCTGAAGGACAAACCGATGAACTTCTTCATCCCGAATGACTACATCGCAGGAACAGCCATCTTTGTCGGAAAGGACGGAGAGGATTTCACAGACTGTCCTTATACGGTCGGAGAGATCGAAGAGATCATTGATGGGTTGGATGTATGACCATCGTGCTGTCATTGCTGGTCATCGGTATGGCTGCCATGAACATCTATCTGATCAAACAGATTCAGGATGATATCAGCAAGATCGAAGACCATGAGGAAGAGATCAGAGCAATCTTTGTCGGGCTGACCAATGCCGGGCAGCGGCTGAGAGATCTGGAGCTCCGAATTACTAAGGCGGAGCAGATTGCCACGAATGCGCAGAATAAGGCTATCGCAAACCAGAAGAGACTGGAGAAGGCGGTGATTCCCAATGACTGACATCGATGCATTGGCTGAGGCTTTCTATGCGGATCGTGATCCGGCATTCATCCAGGAAGATGAAGACCTCGCACACCAGAGAGAACTCTGGGAATCACGCACCATGACCACAGCAGAGCACCTGATTGAGACTGCTCTGGAATCGTTAGACGAATCAGAAATTGAGTATCTGCAGTCACAGGCTGAATCGCTTGGCGAGTGGCTGACGGAATATCTGGAGGATATTAATGGCTAAAGAAATTAATTACGAAGTCGCATATAAGGCACTGCTTGAGATGATCAAGTGCGACATGGCATATTCGATCGGCAGACTTACCAAAGGAGAAGGATTCGACGGCTGTCTGCTGACAGGGGATCACTTCCACCTGAGAGAGTTCGCTCCGTTCGTTAAAAAGTACGGCTATGACGTAATCGAAAAGATCGTGAATGACATCGCACAGGGAGGCGAAGAAGATGGCGAAGTTTAATATCACAAAAGGCAAGATAAAGACTCCGATCCGTCTGGTTGCCTATGGCGCAGAGGGCATCGGCAAGAGCACATTCGCCTCACAGTTCCCTGATCCGCTCTTCATTGACGTGGAAGGCGGCACCAAGCAGCTGGATGTTGCCAGATTCCCGGAGCCGGAATCCTGGGCGATGCTGTTGGAAGAGATCGACGCTGTGATCGAAGACCCGAGTGTCTGCAGAACATTAGTAATCGACACCATTGACCGGGCAGAGACACTGCTGACGGCGCACCTTCTGGATGTTGGAAAGGTTGATTCGATTGAGAAGTACGGCGGCGGCTACGGCAAGGGCTACACAGCTCTGCAGGAGATGTTCCAGAAGGACTTCCTGAACCGGCTCGACCGTGTAATTGCCAAGGGTGTCAACGTGACACTGTTGGCTCATGCGATGATGCGCAAACTGGAGACACCGGACTCTCAGCCATATGACAGATGGGAGCTGAAAGTCAGCAAGAAAGTGGCTCCGGTCGTCAAAGAGTGGGCGGACATTCTGCTGTTCATGAACTACGACGTGATGGTCGTTGAAGAAAACGGCAGGAATAAGGCGAGAGGAGCCGCCAGACGTGTGATGCACGCAAACCACAGACCGATCTATGACGCCAAGAACAGATATGGTCTGGAGGATAATCTGGAGCTCTCATTCAAGCCTCTGAAGGCGATATACGAGGGCACTGTGCCGGCAAGGAAAGATCTGACCACACTTCAGATCGACGCACCGACAGATGGCATCGTTGAAGGTGAGGAACCGATGGAGGATGTCAGAGACGTGCTGATCCGCAGACTGGAGCAGAACGGCATTGACCAGCTGAAGTTCGAGGCATGGCTTGTCGCTACTGGCAGACTGGTGCCGGGCGGTCACGTGTCCGATCTGAGCGGCACTCAGGCGAACAGCATGGTTAAACACATTAACAAATTGGTTAAGGAAATAGAAGGAGATAAATAATGGCATTTAAATTCGGAGACGCTCAGAAGAGCGCAGACACCAACACAGGCTTCGAGCCGATTGCGGCAGGAAGGTATGATTTTGAGATCGAGGACGTGAAGATTCAGCCGTATCCCGGCAGTGACAAGATTAAGCCGTGTGACAGGCTCCACATCCAGATGCGTGTTGACCTGGCTAACGGATCAAGCCGCAAGGTCTGGGATGACATCTATCTTGATGACACGCACAGCTATTCGATGAAGAAGCTGAAGAGTCTGGTTGCATCCTGCGGCATCAGTATGCCGGCATCGGCAGAGGAGAAAGAGATTGCCGATGGAATGCTGAGAGGCATCGGCAAGGCAGACATCATCATCAGAACGTGGAATGGCAAGAAGTCCAATCAGGTCAGCGAGTACAT